GTTCACATCTGCCCATTTGTAGATGCAATTGGAATTGAGCTAACAACAGACGGCTTCAATGTGCTGTCTTCTAAGACTAAGAAATACACGCAAGGTATGTCAATGGTTTATAATGTAAATTGCGACAGAGAGGCGTGGCTTTGCAGCATCGGCGGCTTAATGGCAATGCCGTTAGCTTATGCAACTGCGGTTGAGATATTTAATTATGGCTTGCAAATAAGTCCTAATCAAAGGGTGAATACTTCGGTAAGTGTTAACATAGGAAGCAAACCATTTGCAACGGCTGACGCTAACGATGGAATGATAGCGGCTCGCGATGTAGCAGCAACAAGATACAACGAGGAGCTTGCAGCGATGTTGCAAAATATGCGACTACCTGATGATAGTAATTGCTTTGATTGCAGAAAGAATATGAAGTATGTAACAGCACTTCCATAATGGCAACAGTCAAAGAAGTAAGCGAAAGAATTAATGCGCTCTTTGCAGAGTGGAGTGGCGGCTTTACTCCGCTATTTTTCGCGGTTATTGAAATGAGGCGCGAGATGTTTACTCGTATTTTTGGAACGGGAACAAGTGGAGGTAGCAATAGTGCAGGGCAGAAGCTGCCAACAATAGCATATAGTACTGAGCCAATTTATGTAGAAGCATCTTCATTGCCTAAAGCTCCTGCAAGTTTTAAGTTTGGAGTATCAACTACTACAACAAAAAAAGGAAAGCCAAAAAAAGGAAAGCCAATTAAATCATTATATTTTCCAAATGGTTATGCTGAATTAAAAAAAGCAATTGGCAGACCCCCATTAGAACTAACTGGATTTTTAAAACGTTCATTTGCAACAGACCAACGCTCAGTTTTTAATGAAGGTTTTTCTTCAGCAGTATTTATTCAAGAGGATGAAGCAGATAAAGCAGAAGGATTACAATATGGAAATGGAAAAGGTTTTAAAGGATACGGACCAATATTCCAACCAACAAAAGAGGAGCAAGATAGAATGCTTCAATTGCACGCAGAATTATTAGCAGAACAAATCGCAAACAATATATCGAAATAATGAATCTACTACGCACAATAATTGAAAGGCTTAATCAGCGCATCGAGGTAGCTAATATCTTCGATAAGCAGTTTAATCTCTGCGAGCTTAACGCAAACGGCAACGATAAGGCTTGGGTGCATTACATCGGCAACGGGCAGGCAGAAGTTGTTACCAACTTTGATGCTAAGAATGGAACATTGTTTTGGGCGAAGCGCAGCAAGGTAACAGTCAACAAGACTGATGCTTATAAGATGAGCGGCTGCAAGCAGTTATACATCACAACCTTTCCGCTTACCGCTTATGCGATTGTGCGCAAGAGCCATCTTCCTTGCGACAGTGAAGATGCGCAGGATTGGTTAGCTTCAAGAATTTACAAACTAAGCTCAGGCACTGACCCATTATTTAAGCAGAGCATTGGAGTTATCAATTACGAGGTTGTACCAACGGGCTACATAAACGAGATTAAAACATTGACCGCTAACTACGAATGGGCCTGCGTAAGTGTTGATGTCGATGTGCAAGTAATCACTTCGAGCGAAGATGGCTGTTATGATACTTGCGCAACGGGAGATATTCCGCTTCCCGACTTACAACCTTGCACACCTTGCTTAACGGAGGTTGCAGTGGATGGAGTTACCATTATCGGAAACGGAACGGCAGCCGATCCACTAAGCGCAATCGGCGCAGGCGGCGGAGCAATAGTTGTGCAGGATGAAGGCATCGAGGTCACACCCGTTGCAACAACATTGAACTTTACTGGCGAAGGGGTGACAGCATCACTGACATCGCCAGGAGTAGTTGAGGTGAATATTGTTAGTGCAAGTGGAACATTGCAGGAAGTTACTGACTTAGGCAATAGCACAACAAATGATATTGCATTCACAGCTAACGCAGGGCTTTCATTTGACAATGGTGCTTTCTTTAGAAAAGGTACAACCGATGCAGGCAACGGAGGCGCAAAGGGCACTGCGCAAATCTGCTCAATAAGCTACGAGCTAAAGTGGGAAGCAGGGCGGTTGTACTATATGCAGCAAGATGGCTTCACTATACGCGATGTAACGCATAACTTTACATTTGTACCTCAAGTAACAGATGATAGCTCTAAGGGCTTTGTAGTCGGCTCTCGTTGGAGCTTAGATGATGGCACTGTTTACCTATGCTCAGATGATACAATCGGTGCGGCAGTATGGGCGGTTGTTGCGGTTGGCGGAGTTACTTCGGTAACGGGTACTGCTCCAATAGCATCAAGCGGCGGAGCAACACCCGACATTAGCATTAGCCAAGCGGATGCCTCGACTGATGGCTACCTAAGCTCGGCGGATTGGACTACCTTTGATGGCAAGTTCGATGTGCCAACGGGTACAAACGCCGACTACTTAGATGGAACGGGAACGCCTACATTGTTCCCAACAATTCCAAGCGGCACAGTTACTTCGGTTGACCTCACGATGCCTGTTGCATTCTCTGTCACTGGCAATCCAGTAACATCGAGCGGAACATTGGCAGTTGCAGCGGCAGGAGTTGCAACGCAGTACATCAGAGGCGATGGTCAGCTTGCTAACTTTCCCACATCAATCGGTGGAGGTTCAAGCGTAAGTTACTACCTCAACGGCTCAGTTAATCAAGGTACAATCGGCGGCTCTACTTATTACGAGATGAGCAAAACACCAATCTTAGGTGCAGGCACTGACTTCACAAGAACTAATGCTCAAGGCAATGGATTGATTGCACAGTTTATTACAGATGCAGGAGATCCTAATCTGTTGGCAATACCAGCAGGTAATTGGAATCTTGAGTTATTTTTTAGCTCATCAGCAAGTGGTGGAAGTCCATCATTTTATGTTGAATTATACAAGTATGATGGTGCAACATTTACTTTGATTGCAAGTGATTCAGCAACACCTGAAGGTATTACAAACGGGACTACAATTGATGCTTACTTCACTGCTTTGGCAGTCCCTGCGACAACACTTGCTCTTACAGATAGGCTTGCTTTGCGTGTATTTGTAACTACCTCTGGGCGCACAATCAAATTGCACACTGAAAATGGTCACCTATGCCAAGTCATTACAACTTTCTCAACTGGCTTAAATTCCCTAAATGGATTGACTGCTCAAGTGCAAAACTTTGCAGTTGGAACATCGGGCACTGACTTTGCAATAAGTTCAGCAACAGATACGCATACCTTTAACCTACCAACTGCCAGTGCAACAAATAGAGGAGCATTAAGCTCAGCCGATTGGACTACCTTCAACGGAAAGCAGGATTCGCTTGTAAGCGGCACAAACATAAAGACCATCAATGGCAGTTCTATTCTTGGCAGCGGCAATCTTGCAACACCTTTCGAGCTTGTTGTTGCCGCCTCTGATGAGGGCACTGCGCTAACGGCAGGCACTGCTAAGATAACATTTAGAATGCCTCGAGCAGTTACGCTAACTGCGGTAAGAGCATCGCTCACAACGGCTCAAGCAAGCGGCAGTATCTTTACAGTTGATATCAACGAGAATGGCACAAGTATTTTAAGCACTAAGCTAACCATTGACAACACCGAGAAGACAAGTTTTACCGCTGCAACTCCGCCAGTGATTAGCGACACCTCCCTCGCCGATGATAGCGAGATAACAATCGACATCGACCAAATCGGCAACGGCACTGCGAAAGGATTGAAAGTAATGTTAATCGGCACTTACGTATGAGCTTCTTAGTTAACCCATATTGGTATGGCGGATGCGACCCTGATGCGGTGGCATTCTTAACTGCGGCAGGCATCACCGACCCTACAATCACCTCAGCAATTTGCACATTGGTAACAAGTATGAAAGCCAATGGCACTTGGGCAAAGATGAATGCAATTTATCCTTTCGTAGGAAATACCGCTTCGCAGCAAAAATGGAATTTAAAAGACCCGAGAGACCTAAATGCTGCATACCGCTTGAGCTTTGTTGGTGGTTGGACGCACTCAAGTAATGGTGCGCTGCCGAATGGAGTTAATGCTTACGCTGATACGTTCTTAAATCCGTCTTTAAATTACACAACAAGTATGGGATTGAGCTATTATTCAAGAACTAATGCAAATACTGGTACTGACCAAATTGATTTAGGTGTAACCGATTTAACAAATTTTCTTTGGATAAGTACACAATATAATGCATCAGGATTTGTAAATAGATTTTTATCAAGAAATTCAAGCAGCTCAATTTTAGCAAATGCAGCAAACGCAGATGCAAGAGGTTTTTATTTAAGCTCTAAAACTTCAAATGCTGCAAATGCGTTTAAGATATTTAAAAATGGAGTATTGCAAAATACTCAAACTGGAGCAGGAAATCCACCAAATGCAAATCTATTCTTAGGCGCATATAACAATACTATTCTTCCAGGTATTTTATTTTCAAATCGCCAATGCGCTTTTGCAACAATTAGCACTGGGTTATCCGATGCAGAAGCAGGGACATTATACACAGATGTTCAAGCGTTTAACACAACTTTAGGAAGACAAGTCCCTTAATTATGATAGTACACCTACTCACAGAGCAAGAGGCGCAAAGCCTGATAGGGGTTGAGTTCATCCCCGATAATTATTTTAATCCTATTCAAGATGCTGATGGCAACTGGATAATCTCCATTGAGGAGGTGCAGCAGTGCTCGATTGATTGGGTTAAATTACTACCTTTGATAACTTATAAACCAATAACACCACCCGACTTATGGCAGGTATAAAAATAACCGACTTAACCGCTCTCTCAGTAGCAGAAAGCGCAGACTACCTTTGCATCGTTGATGTATCCGACACCTCGCAATCGCCCGCAGGAACAACCAAAAAGATTGAACTTGGCAATGTTGTTGAGAGCGGAACGTGGACTCCGACATTGGATGGTGCAGATGGGGCTTGTTCAAATCCAGTATTAGTAAAAGCGCAATATTCAAAGGTTGGAAATATAGTAAATTGCACAATTACTGGTACTGTTGATTTAGATTTTAGTGCTGCTATATGTGGATATTTTCTTTTTGATTATCCATTTGCTCCATCAACTAATAATTGTATTGGTGTAGCTTCAATATCTGCTTTAGATAATATTGCCACTGGATTTGTTGCTAATCAAAGAATACAATTTTGCTCCGCTTTAACAACAGACATAAGTACAGTTGATTTTTATGCAATCTTCCAGTATGAGATTGACTAATAAGGGGCTAAGTTTAATTAAGCAATTTGAAGGCTTAAAGCTCAGTGCTTACCTTTGCGAGGCTAATGTGGCTACGATAGGCTATGGAAGCACTTACTACTCGAATGGTGTCAAGGTTAAGATGGGCGATAAAATCACGCAGGAAGATGCTGAGAAACTTCTACAACATACAGTGCGCAGCTTTGAGCAAAATGTTGCGGCACTACTCAACGGGGTACAAGTCAACTCAAATCAGTTTGATGCGTTGGTTAGTTTTGCTTTTAATCTTGGCACTGCTGCATTGGCTAAATCAACTTTACTAAAAAAGGTCAAGGCTAATCCAAACGACACTGCAATAGCTGCGGAGTTTGGCAAATGGGTGAATGCAGGCGGTAAGAAAAGCAATGGGCTTATTACTCGCAGAAGGCTTGAAGCAGAACTTTATTTCACTCATAGCGTATAACAGTTATGAGGCGAAAAGTCAGCAAGTTTAGGCAAGCGGTAGACATTATCATAAAACACTGGCGGTCAACAATAGGCTCTCTCGTTGTTCTTACCAGTGTGTTTCTTCTTATCTTTAAGCAGATAACAGTTGAGACTCTTGCCGCTATCGTTGCTGCTATGATTGCAATGGGTTATGTTCCAAAAGCTACAACCAATGAGTGAGAAGGATACCATAGTAACATTAAGTAAGTCGTGCCTTGTTGGCAAAGGTTGCATCAGGCATACCCATTATCAAGTTGTAAATCGCAGCGAGCCGATTCATAATATTGCTATCTTTGCACGAAAGGAAGATTACATAATTCCTGATATTTTTATATTTATGGAAAAAAAATACTCTGGAGATTCAATCACACCAACAAGCTCACCATATCTAATCCATCCTGCGCCATATCAGCGAATGGAGATTAAGCCAAAGACAGTGGTAAATTGCGACCACAACATTGATGCGCCAATTATGGGGATGCTATTTAGTTTCACGATCCTGCTGACCGCTTATTGGCTGTATAACTCGCTTGCTTCTTGGGGGAAACTTTATTCAGACCTTCGCAGATGTCTCTCTTATACATCTTAGAGAATAACTTGGATTTGTTTTATGTTGTAACAGACTTAAGCGGCAACATAATAACAAGCAATAGCTTATTTAAAAGCTATATTAGTCACATTCAACCTAAGAAGATAACAGACATTGTTACAATAGATGCAGACCGCGAGGACCTAATTGCGGCGATAAAAAAAGCCATCAAGCAATCTCCTGAGCCTTCAAGAGTTTATGCTCGCACAAAGCATAAGAACTTATCAGAGCGTTACAATGTTTGGAACTGCTTTGCAATTGGTGACCGAATTACTTTTTTAGGAGTGCAGCTCGTAGATGTTACCAGTATCACTGCGCACGAATACGAAAGGCAGAGAGCATTGCTTGAGGAGTTTCGCTTTATCTTATCGCACGAATTAAGGCAGCCATTCGTTAACATTAAACCGCTTACTAAAATGCTACGAGATACCAATGTCGATGATGAGAAGATTGCCCTGCTCGAGATGGTCGATGCCTGCGTTGATAAGCTCGATGAGGCAATGCGTCAACTAATAAACAAAGCAGCTCGCGAGATATGACAATTGAGGAGAAGCTATCGCTGCACGTTGTTGAGAAGTTTATGCCCGTTTGCGTGGCATTAAATATCTTAGAGGCGGAAGTTAAAAACAAGCGAGTACTGGCGCAAAGCAAAAAGAAACTTTTTAAACTTATAAAAGATGGATTTCAACAAGCCACTACTGGCAATCTCCCTTATACTGCTGCTGCTCTTAATTAGGCAGTGCTCCCAAGATTGCACCCACGAATTTACCACAACGCGATTCGAGGATAGCACAGTCATTGCAACGCAGAAAAAAGTAATTGCCGAGTTTGACTCTAAGGAGGCGATGCAGGCAAGGCAGATTGCGCAGCTTGAGCTAAAGTTGGAAAATCCAGTTGAGGTCGTTAAGTTCAAAACACGCACAGTAGTTAAGACCGAGTTCAAGGTTGGCGATACAGTGATAATCGATAGAACTCCGCACCTTCGCTTACCTTTAAAGTTCTACAAAGCGGATAAGTACTGGGTGATTGGCGGCGAGCTAACCAACAGAGGCAACCTACGAATTGATTCACTGGTTATGAATGCCGACTTCACCTATGCCGTTGGTGATACAATCCGCAAAGGGCTATTCAAGCGCACAGATAAAGTGATCCGTATGCGCATCGACAATCCTAATGTTCAGATTACTGGAATGCAGAACATCTACATCAAGCAGGACAAGAAGTGGTATCAAACAACCGCCTTCAAGGTAGGAGTTGGAGCTTTAATTGGCTTTGGAGTAAGTAGAGCTGCAAAATAAATAGGCTGATAATCAGCGACTTGCATTGCGAGATAAAAATATTTTGCATTTATTTTTGTTTATGTATTGCGTATTTAAAAAATAGTTTTACATTTGCCCTATAATTATTCAATAAAACATTTACTCACTCACTCACTATGAACAACTCACTAACAACCGAACAAGCTACTAAGTTATTTATTACATTGGTAAAAATTGAAATGCTTTTAAGCGGTAAATCATTTCAAGAATGCAAACCCATTGTAAAGCAAGCCTTAAAAGAACAAGGTTTAATGTAATCACTATTCACTCTAATTTTCACTAATCAGGGCGGCTAACTACCGCCCAATATTTTAACCCTATGAAAACATATTTTAAATCACACGACAACACTCAATTTTGGCAGTACGACCACATCCAAAACTTACTTCTTTGCATTGTCGATGATGGCTGCAAGCAGGGCATCTTCCAAAGATGCGACCTTGATGCCGTTACTGTTGCAAGGCAGTTCAGCAAAGAGGAGATACAAGATATCCCTTACTGCAATCGCTTGTACTTCTCAAGTTCAAAAGCGGAGTTTCACCATAAGTACCGCAAAGTATTTCAAGAGGCAATGATAGCCTTCGATTCAATTGTAATTTCAAATCAATCTATATAACTATGGCTTTAACAGCACCAGTAGGGAATAACACCTCCCGAGCGATAGCACCTGAAGGTGCATATCCTGCAAGATGTTACCAAATTGTTGACTTAGGAACAACAATGCAAACGGGTCAATTTCCTGGAAAGAAACGCAAAGTGCAATTCATCTTCGAGCTGCCAACAGAGCTGCACGAATTTGAAAAAGGCGAAGGACCTAAGCCGTTCTATGCTCGCAGCATTTACAACCTATCAATGAATAGCAAGTCAGTGCTCCGCAGAGACATCGAGTCTTGGGCAGGTAAGAAGATGGCTGATGACTTCGCTTCTACATTCGACATCTTCACTTTACTTGGTAAAGCTTGTATGCTCAACATTACCCACGTTACTAAGGGCGATGCAACTTACGCGAACATCATTGGAATATCGCCGCTGCCGAAAGGCTTGGCTTGCCCTGCTGCATTCAATGAGCCATTGGTTTATAACACAGAAGACCACGATGAGGTGGCATTCTTAAAACTGCCTGAGTTTATCCGCGATAAAATCAAGATTTCAGATGAGTACATCAAGCGCATTAGTCAGCCATTTACTCCGAATGTTGGAGCACCAGTGGAAAGTGCTTGGCTTGCTGATGATGACAGCGCACCATTCTAAAATAAAAAGGGAGCGCAAAGTGCGCTCCCCTCTTAACTTAACCTAATCAAAACTAATTTAACCCTCTTAAACAGTTATGGAGACAAATATAGAAAATTTAACTCAATTCCACAACGCGATAAATTCAGCCGAAGTGCTTAAGTCGCAGCAGATGATGAAGGCAGTGCCTTCCAAAATCGAAGACAAGTTCAGCTATGATGTGAGTGCTGAATCAATAAAGGCAGCTAACGATGCAATAAAGCACATTGAGACGCACCGCAAGACAATCACCTTGCCGCTTGATGCTTACAAGAAGCAGCTAATGGACATCGAAAAAGCAGCAACGCAGCCTCTAAGAGATTTCATTGAGCAACGCAAGGGCTTAATGGTGCAATACTCCAACGAGCTTGAGCGCATCAAGGCTGAGGCAGATGCAAAGATTGCAGCCGAAGCTAAGGCAGCACTGGCGAATAGTGGCGCAGGTACTGTTGCCGATATTATGGCGCACTTCACAGATGCAATGACCACAACAACATTAGACAACGACCATACGAAAAACATTCGCATAAGCAAGAGAGCGGAGATAGTTGGCGATGTTGATTGGCGAACTCTCCTAATGACAATTATGCAAGCTGAGTTGTTCGATGTTGCCGAACTACTGCGCAAGCTCCCAAAAGCAATGGAGCTGACTGGCACTGAGAACATCAAAGGAATTAAAATCGTTGAAGTAAAAACCCAAGTAATCCGATGACCTACCTATCCAACATAGTTGATGAGTTCAATCAGTTCACTGAGTACCTCAACACGATTATGCCAACCGAAAAGCCGCAGCCGCTCAAAGAGAAAATGAAGTGCGCACTACGCGAAGCATACGAAAGCGGTCAACAAGGCTTACCTTATCCAAAGCACTATGAGCCGAGAGGAGTACAACAACATTGATGCAATCAACGCATCATCGATTAAGAGACATTACAGCGGCAGTTTAATATTTGCTGCTGGTGCTCTTGAAAGAGGCGCAGAGTTTCACAGAAACCTGCTTGAGACCGAGCCAAGTGAGATGCCGCCGCAAGCTCGCAAGATTTACAACCACATCGCAAAGCATCCAATGCTCAGTGTAATCTTTGAAAGGTCTGCAAAAGAAATAACCTTCATACGCGACATCGAGATTGATGGCGAGCTTGTAGCGGCAAAAGGAATATTAGATATTCATTGCCCTGAGTTTCAAATTAACGCCGACATCAAGACTACTTCCTGCACTAACCTTAGGAGCTTTGCTGCCGATATGGTTAAGCACTACAATCACATTCAAGCAGTTTGGTATTCTTACCTCACTGGCTTTCCGCCAACAAACTTCTATTATATAGGAGTGCCGAATAAGTTCAAAGGTGAACTTTTTATTTACCGCCATACCCAAGCCGAAATCGATGCAGCAGAACAACTCATCAGAGACTTCTTGGTCCTGCGAAGGATTTGAGAACTACCCATTTAACAACGTGATGCATTACTTTCTGCATCGCAAATTTAGATACATAGAGATTTATCAGAGGCATCTTCGAATGTTTTACAACAACGTTGAGAATGTGACAGTGTTTGTTACCCTCGCCGAAGATGTGCGATATGTTGAGCACTGTTGGTCTGCAAAAGGCAGGATCGAATACCACTTTAACCCACTAATAACCGACATTTATTCCGTAGAAAAATGACACTTACTCCAGTAGAATGGCTCATCCAAGAGCTTAAAAAGAACGGCAAAGCAGTTGAGCACTACGACCTGCTTCAGCAAGCCAAGAGAATCGAAAAGCAGCAGATAATAGATAACTGCAATGAGTGCGCAACCGATATTTTTCGGGGGCAAATCGCCATCGGAAAGTCCGTAGGTGAACAATTTTACTTAAAGAAGTATAGCAAATGAGCAGCAAAAAGCAAACAGCAGTTGAGTGGTTGGTACAAGAAATAGAAAATCAATGCCCCCAAATTGATATTAGTTGGAAGGAAAATTTAATTAACCAAGCCAAAGCAATGGAAAAGCAACAGATAGCTGATGCGTTTGATTACGAGGCTAAAGGTGATATGCACGATTATTCAAGTGGAGAACAATACTACGACTGCACTTTCTTATGATACTCCGCCCCTACCAAGAACGCTTTATCAATAACATCAGCGACAAGCTGCGCACTCATCGAAAGGTGGTTGCGCAGCTCGCAACTGGAGGAGGCAAGACTGTTTGCTTTTCTGCGATATGTGACCGCTTCTGCGCTAAGTCAAGCCAAGATATACTTATACTCGTTCACAGAGAGGAACTGCTCTTACAAGCCACTAAAGCGATTAATTTACCAACGCAGCAAGTAGTCGCAGGAATGCGCACAATACCTCCTGCAAGAGTTTACATTGCAATGGTGGAGTCTGCTTACAAGCGGCTGCATCTATTTGAAAATATCGGAATGGTAATATGTGATGAAATTCATATCGGTAATTTCACAAAGGTAATAGAGCACTTCAAAGAGCAATATGTCATCGGCTTCACTGCAACACCACTGGCAGCTAAAAAGACCAACCCACTACGCAACTACTTCTCCGACATCGTTTGCGGCATTGATATTCCTGAACTCATCGAGCAAGGCTTCTTATGCCCTGAGCAGACTTACTCCGCTGCCAAGATTGTCGAACGTGCTAAGCTAAAAATGACCGCAGGAGATTTCGACCAAGCGCAGATGGGTGCAATGTTTAAAGAGCCTAAGTACATCGACTCTACAATTAACGCATACAAGCAGCATTCACTTGGTCGTAAGACAATTATCTTCAATTGCAACGTAGAACATTCCCAAGCGGTCAATGCTGCCTTCATCGCGGCAGGCTTCAACTCAAAGCACCTCGATGCTACCTCAGCAGACCGCGAGGAGATCCTTCAATGGTTTGCTGATACTCCCGATGCCATCCTAAACAACATCGGCATCGCCACAACTGGCTTCGACCAACCCGACATCGAAACAGTAATTGTCAACAAGGCAACTGCTTCAATGCCGCTTTGGCTTCAGATGTGCGGCAGGGGCGCAAGACCGCATCCAGTAAAGCTCACATTTACCATCATCGACTTAGGCGGCAACTGCTTAACGCACGGCTCTTGGGCTTCCCCTCGCAATTGGCATAGCATATTCCACAATCCTAAGAAGCCGGGCAATGGAGTAGCTCCAGTGAAAGAGTGCCCAAAATGTCAAGCACTACTCCACACCTCAAAGATGCTATGCACTTGCGGATATGAATTTCCAAAAAAGATTGTGCTTGATGCAGGAATTGAAGATTTTATCCTAATGACCGAGAGCGTTGATATCAAGAAGCTCATCGCAATGAACTCAAACCACAAAGAATATCGCTCGCTTTTTGTTTCCGTTGAGCACGTTGCTTATATGGCGAAAAAGAACATTAAAAAAATAAATTCCGACAATTACTTGCATATTGAGAAAAAGAATCACGAAATTGCGAGGCTCTGGTGTCGCGAAAAAAAGAAGAACTTTAACCGCTTCCATCGCGAGTTAGTAGATAACAAACTTAAACAAACCCTTAAACAATTATATAATGCAGATTTCCTACTACAAGAGCATCAAGGATGACCAAGATGTTGACATCGAAATAAACTCCTTCCTCGAAGGCATCCGCACTGGCAGATGGCAAGACATAGTGCTCGACATTAGAGCTGCTCCCAACAAGGAGATACGCGACTTAAAGAAAAAGACAGCTCCACTGGTAACAATCAGCGGCTCATTCTCAGCTCGCAAAGATGATGCGCTGCGCAATCACTCAGGCTTCATCGCCATCGACATTGACCACGTTGAAAACATCGAGGAAACGCGAAAGCTCCTGAGTAATGACCCCTATACCTATGCTTGCTTTATATCCATTAGCGGCAATGGCTTATGTGTAATCTACCGCATTGATGGTAGCCGACACCTCGATGCCTTCAACAGCATCGCATCTTACCTTTATAATTCATATCAGCTAATCGTTGACCAGTCCTGCAAGAATGTTGCTCGTGCTCGGTTCGTATCTTACGATCCTTTTATATTCGTTAACACCAAAGCTCCAGTATTTAAGAAGTACCTCGCAAAGCAAAAGGAAATTAAAACGCAGAAGGTTGTAGTTGTTAAAAACGACTTCGACTCAATGATTGCGCAGATGGATAAAAAGCAGGTTAACCTATGCGAAGATTACTCTGATTGGATTTCGATTTGCTATGCGCTTGTCTCCGAGTTTGGAGAACTTGGGCGCGACCACTTCCATACGCTATCCTCTCACTCCTCAAAGTACAACTCAGATGATTGCGATAGGCAGTACACAGCTTGCTTAAAGAACCACTCTGATGGTAAAGGCAAGAAGTCAACCATTGCAACTATTTACTACCACGCAAAGCAGAACGGCATCGATGCTTATTCCAACCAAACAAAAGAGATAATGCGAGCAGCAACTTCTCAGCGTGCAGCAGGAGTTGGCTCAGAGGAAATTGTTAAAAATCTCGAAAAGTTTGGCGGCATAACCCAAGAACAAAGCACCGAGATAGTGCAGCAGATAGTAAGCAAAGACATCAAGTATAAGTCAGAGAATGTTAGTGCTGACATAACAGTATTTGTTAAGACATTTCCACTTCGAAAGAACACAATCACCAGGAACGTGGAACTTAACAATAAGCCGATTGATGATAGTGATATTAATTCCATCTTCCTTGACTCAAAGGCATTATTCAAAGAGTCAACTAAAGACCTAATCACCGCGATACTATTCTCCAACCGCATCGACACTTACAACCCACTGCACGAGTTCTTTGAGCAGGACCTTCACGTTGGCGATGACTGCCCAAACGTGGCACTACTTCTTAACAGCATAAACTCCGATACTCCCAACGCTGATAAGTTTATCACCAAGTGGCTAATATCCGTTGTTGCTTCCGCTTATGGCATTCACTCGCCATTAGTTCTAATCTTCTCAGGCGAGAAGCAAGGCACTGGCAAGACCCATTGGTTCAGATATCTACTACCTAAAGAGCTGCGCTTCCTATTTGCCGAGTCCAAGATGGATGCAGGCAAAGATGATGAGATACTAATGACCAAGAAACTACTCATACTCGATGATGAGTACGGCGGCAAGTCTAAGAAGGAGGAGAAGCGGCTCAAGGAACTTACCTCAAAAGAGTTCATTAACGTGCGCGAGCCATACGGCAGAGTATCCAATGACCTTCGCAGGCTTGCAGTATTCTGCGGCACATCCAACGAAACGCAGATACTTTCCGACCCTACTGGTAACCGCAGGCAGATTCCAATTCACATCTTAGAAATCAATCACGAGCTTTACAACCAGTGCGACAAGGCTGCGCTATGGCGCGAGCTATACGCGATGTTCTGCGCAGGAGTCGAGTACACTATCCTAAAGGAGGAAATAGAGCTATTAAATCAATCCACAGAGGCATTTAAGCACTCAACACCTGAGGAGGACTTAATACATAAGAAGCTCGAAATCGGAGATAGAGCATTCGGAGAGTGGATGTCGCTTACCGATGTTCAGCAGTACTTAATGATGGAAACTAAATTTAATTACCTCAATACTCAGCGTATTGGTTCAATCCTAACCGCGCTCGGCTATATCAAAGAGCGTAAGTTAAGAGGCAATTCTAAGATTACAATGTACTTTGTCTCCAAACTCGCAGGTTAGCGGACACCTTTGGACAGCTTGCCTAAAACAAAGCTGTCCACTCAAAACCGTTGCAGCAGTAAAAGCGCAGCGACTTTGGACAACTGACAACTTAATTATTAATAAACCTTAGTATATATATATATGCACACACACACACACACACACACACACACATTAGTACTAAGGGGAGTGCAATTGTCGGGTGTCCAAGTAGTCCAAGTTGTCCAGTTATGAGCGAAGCAACCCTCCAAGCTAAGGCGTTCCAAAACTTATGGAACTCGCGTCCTGACCTACGCGGACGAGTGTTTGCCATTAATAACAACAGCGCAAACGGCATAAAAGGCGCAATGAATAAAGCGATGGGGGTTGTAGCAGGCGTAGCCGATATGTGCTATTTGAAACCCGAAGGGCAGACTTGTTGGATTGAATGGAAGACAGAAACTGGCAGGCAGTCACCTGAGCAAGTCAAGTTCCAACAGCTCTGCACTTCACTTGGGCACGAATACCACATTGTTAGAAGTGAAGCAGAATTTCTTTTAGTAATATTGCATAATCAAATTTAATTCATACCTTTGCAAATAATGGAAGCAACAAAGATAGAACGTAGAGGCGGAGTGCGCGAAGGTGCAGGTCCGCCATTTGCATACGGCGAGGCAACCTGCAACCTCACAGTTAGGATTCCTGCCAGTCGCAAAGAGGAAGTGCGCGAGATGATTAAACAATATTTACTTCAATATCGTGTCAATGCAAAAAAATAGATGGCGCAGCGGTTACTTCGTTATCGAAGATAATCACTTTGTTGGTTACTTGACTATTACTGGCAGTGCTCAGGATGCGCTTGTAAGATTCGGCTTAGAAAGGATGCAGCGCATAATTGAAGCATCGCAAGACATACAAGTCGAAGTGCCAAACGAATACTTGATAGGATCGCTCAGGCACGATAATAACGGCTACCTTACCGCTGATGTGATAATGTATAACAAGGTTGTAAGATTGAAGCTCACGCAGGAGCAGATTGATATAGCAAAAAACATATCTTTGTATAATAAAAAGTAATTGATACTATGCCACTATTTCAAGGAGACACTCAGGCAATTATCGCAATGAACATCCGCAAGTTAGTAAGCGAAGGATATCCTGCTGCGCAGGCAGTAGCGATTGCAGAAGCAGAGGCTGCTAAGAGCAGAAAGAAAAAATAATAATATGCAAGCAATAGTAGCTAAGATAAGCGATGTAAAAGTAAACCCAAACAATCCTCGATTAATTAAGGATGATAAGTTTGCTAAATTGGTGCAGTCAATTAAAGATTTACCTCAGATGCTTGCCATTCGACCAATCGTAGTTAATACCGATATGGTAGTGCTTGGTGGCAATATGCGCTTAAAGGCTTGCAAAGAGGCAGGATTGAAAGAAGTACCTATCATCATTGCAGATAACTTAACAGAGGAGCAGCAGCGCGAGTTCTTGATTAAAGACAATGTAAGCGGTGGCGAATGGGATTGGGCATTGCTTGCTAACGATTGGGACACTGAGCAGCTTAATGATTGGGGTTTGGATATTCCAAACTTTGAGCCTGAGCAAGTACTCGAAGCAGTTGAGGATGATTTCGAAGTTCCTGATGGCGGCATTGAAACCGACATCGTGCTTGGTGATTTGTTTGAGATTGGGGAACATAGGTTGCTTTGTGGGGATAGTACGGATAGCGATGCGGTGGCAAGGTTGATGGATGGACAAAAGGCTGAATTATTATTCACCTCTCCTCCTTATTCTGATATGAGAGAATATAATGGTGATAAAGATTTATCTGTATCAAATTTGATTGAATTTATTACATCATTTTATGAATACTGCGAATACCAAGTTATTAATTTAGGTATTCAAAGGAAAGACAATGATATTAACGAGTATTGGAATGATTATATTTTAAAAGCAAGAGATAATGGATATAAGTTTTTGAGTTGGAATGTATGGGCAAAGCCTTCTGCAGGTTCAATAGGAAATCAATCTGCGTTTTTTCCTATTTCTCACGAATGGATATTTGTATTCGGTAAAAAATTCAAAGATATAAATAGAACTCAAGAACGTTCAACTGCAATAAAAGAAAGTAGAACACATAGAAAAGTAAGGCAATCAGATGGTTCAATGAAAAATAGTACTGTTGGATTCCAAGGTAAATTAAAAGAAATGGAATCTGTATTTTATTCCAATCCCGAATTGGGAACAATTAGAAAACAACATCCCGCAACATTCCCGATAGAATTACCATCTGAATATATTAAAGCAATAACAAATGAAAATGATTTGATTGCTGAACCATTTACAGGAAGTGGAACAACAATGGTTGCATCACACCAACTTAAACGCAAATGCTATGGTATGGAACTTGACCCAAAATATTGCCAAGTGATTGTCGATAGGATGTTGAAACTTGACCCATCGCTTAAAGTTAAGCGAAACGGAATTGAATACTTAACCTCGTAAAAGCTCGTAAAAAAATGAGAGAAGGTAGGAACGGCGGCAAACTAAAAACGGGAGGCGACAACGGCGGCGGTCGACCTCGCAAGCTGCCTGCATTGGATAAGTTGATGGCTGATGTATTGGGCGAGGAGAAGGACGGCATTACAGCAGGAGAGGCGATATTGAAAGCACTAAGGTTAAAGGCTACTAAAGGCGATGTTAGGGCTGCTGAGGTATTGCTTGACCGCGCTTATGGCAAGCCGAAGCAGACGCACGACACTAACATAACAAGCAGCGAGCCGCTGGTTATTATCCGCACTGAGGAGAGCAAGCCGAAGGAATGAGCTATACGCTGACTAAGACTCAGACTATTGCATTCGACCAAGCGTTGAGTTCAAACTACCGCGTAATAGTATTCGGAGGAAGTATAAGAGGGGGTAAGACGTATTGGCTACTTCTTACCTTGTCTCACTTGGCTTTAGCCTACGGCGGCAGTAGGTGGGTAATCATCCGCAAGAGTTTGCCCGACCTTAAGCGCACTACGTTTCCATCATTCACTGGCTTGCTTGGCGATGGGCTTAATGCGCACATTAGAAGTTGGAATCGAGATACCAACGTGGTAACATTCAACAACGGCAGCGAGCTTATCTTTATGGCGGAATCATTCGATGAGGACAAGGACCTAAACCGCTTTCGTGGGCTTGAAGTAAACGGAGCAGGGCTTGATGAGGTGAATGAGTTGCAAGAGCCTACGTTCTACAAGGTGCAGGAGCGCATCGGGAGTTGGAATAAGGCGCACGGCAAACCTCCGATTGTTTGCTTGGCAACTTGCAACCCTGCGAACAATTGGGTGAAGTCGGTGATATACGACCGCTATCGCGATGGCAGCTTGCCTGAGCGTTGGAGCTACATACCATCGAAGATAACCGACAATCCACACATTCCGATTGAATACCTTGAGAGCTTGCGCGAGTTACCTCCAGTGCAGTATCAGCGTTTCGTTGAAGGCGATTGGGATATCCTCGATGATGTTGCCAATCCATTCCTTTACGAGTGGCAAGATGAGAAGCATATCGATGATAGCATCGCACTCAATCGCAATATTCCCATCTTCATTAGTGTCGATTTTAACATCAACCCACTGTGCGCATTGGTCATTCAGCAACTGCCGCGAGGCTGCGTGGTGGTAGATGAGATAAAGATTGACAAGGGCAGCGTTGACGCTTTCTGCGATTACATCGAGCGGATGGGAATACCGATGGGCTTGCTGCGCATAACTGGCGATGCGATGGGTAAGGGCGGAACAGTGCAGCAGCGAGATAACTCAAGCGCATACACGCAAATCAAAAGAAGATTGCACCTCAGCGATTCGCAGATAATTATTCCTGCCAACCCGACTCACTACAACAGCCGCATTGATTGCAATGCTGCGCTTCGGAAGCTCGACATCAGGGCAAACTCGGTTAAGTGCAAGGGCTTCGTTTTCGATGCAAAGCAAGTGCAGTGCGATAGCAACGGCAGCATCATCAAGAGCAATAGAAAAATATTAAGCGAGCGTGCAGATTTCTTAGATTGTTTTCGTTACTTTGTAAACGCAATACTTAAACGATACTTATGAGCGTATGCACACCTTGTTACAATGCAGGCAACTATATCGATGCTTGCTTGGGTACTTTCACCTTCGGAGCTGTTGAGCCTGACACCGAATACTTCGTATGGGTGCAGCACAATGCTACTGGCAATATAATGATGATTGAAGCGGAAAGCGATGAGGGCGGCATCATAACAATTGAAGGGCTGAGCCTTGACCCGATGCAAGGTTATACGATATGGGTAACATTGACCGCAGGGCAACAAACGCAGGAAGACATCACAATCGATGGCGATATATACAAGTGTTTATCATTCTCGGCTGCATTGATAGGATGAGCATGCTATTAGCAATCATAGAAGGTTGGTGGTACTATGCGACCAGTAACAAGAAGAAGACAGAGCTAAGCAAGCCTCGCACTGCGATATGCAACTTATGCCAACATAAGAACAAGAAGCTAAACTC